CCGACTTCCTGGACACCGACATTCGCCATCGCCAGATCTGTCGACAGTAGTGCTATTGTCCGCTCGCTCATGTTGTATACTCCTATTGTCCAACCGGTTCTGTTTCCTAGTCCTGACGCCTCCAGCACCCCTCTGGAGGCGTTTCCTTTTTAACTGAAGGTCTCCCCATCATCCGCAGAAGACACAATCGTGATGCCTGTCGAGGTGTGGCTGTATATGAGATAGATGACACCGAGGCGCCAGTAACACGCGAGCTCGTCGCTCTGCACATTGCCCGTCACGACGTTTGACGCAGCTGTGATTATGTTCCCCATCGGGTCACGCTTGACCCTTTGAATGTTCGCACCAGATGTGCGAAAGAAGATGTACTCCATGCCGTTCGGCGACACGCAGACCGTGCCGTGTGAACCGGATCCGATTGTAGTTGCCACGCTGACTGTGTTCCCTTCGTCGTCGGTCTGATAGCGCACGACATTATTGCCTGTCTTTGTATCGACGATGATAATCAAATACATTGAGCCGCTTGATTTTGAATACGCCAGGCTGAGACACTGCGCGTTCGTGATCGGCGTTGTCACTTCATCCCAGTTGGTCCCGTTGTGCGCCCTGGCGTGATACAGCTTGACACCGCCACCAGATGTCACGACGCCATACGTCGCTTGCTGTGCTGGACTGACATCAGCAGCCGTGCAGTTCCCTGCGAGCACCTCTGTGCGAAACACTGCGCGCTGTCGCTTGGCGCTGTACATCGGATTGACACCGACGCTATTCGCGCCGATCAGGATCGAGTGATTCGATTTGCCTAGTCCAAACGGTGAACCTGTCTGATAATTGCCAAGCGCGTCGAACGTGGAGTCAGTGCCTCGAGAAGAACTGTCACTCGAGAGCTGGAGCGTCACTGTTCCGGATGTCGCCGGATCTCCTGATGTGTCCAGGACAATGCCGTGCGCTGGACCACGAAGGATTGCGCCGAATGGCAGATACAGTGCCGAGTCCGTGCCACCATTGACATCGAACGGGTCATACAGATCGGGAATAAAGTCGCCGTTTATCGAGTCGAACAGAGTCTGTGCTGTGATGGTTCCGACACCAATCTCGAAGCCATACGCGAAGTCTGTCCCGGTTGTTGCGTTTGGTGTTGCGAGGATTCCACCGCCATACAACCACGTCGAAATACCAGTGCCGCCATTCAGGAAACAGTCTCTCAGTGGAGGCTGTGAGACGCTACAGGTACCACTGCCCGGGTACGCCACGGAGTTCGTCGCGGTCCAGCCAGGATGTCGGACAATCGAATCATCGGACGTGTTAATTTGACCAACGAGGTCCACGATGGTCAGCGGTGTGACACTGTATGTCGTGACCCCGGTTGCGCCACCGACGGTCTTTTGCCACCGGTAGTCGCTCTCTTCTTCGTTCCTGCCATCATTGTTTTGTTGCCAGAAGCGGCGTGAATAGTAATACGTCGTGGTGTCGACTTCGGCAACAATGGCAGGTGTGATGCGCTCGTGTTCGTATCCAAGACCACTTGGAACATAGTGACTATTACTGAAGCCGTTGACCGTGTCCTGCTTAAGAGTCGTCGTGCCGAGGTCAATCGCCCCTGTAGCGATGCGTAGACGCTGGCATGACGTAACACCGAAATAAGCACTATCGACGCTCTCTGAGCCAGCGTAGGAACTGCTGGCGGTATTCTTCCTCGGATACGGAGTATCCTTCCCGTCAGTGAGCGGAAGTGCGGAGACAGACCATGCATCAGGACTGCACAGGTCGATGGTCACCGTCTGATACGACGTAGTCGCAGCTGTAACATTCCAGGTTTTAGTATTGCCATGGTAGTCAGTGATGACGAATGTTCCAGCGATTGATGTCCCGCTTTGAGCCTTTATCTGGATGTCCAGGTATCGGTATCCTGACATGCCCTCGTATGGCGCAAAGAGTCTGTCGTTCGTCGATCCCGCGATGCTTCGTGTCGTGGCATATGCGAGTGACCAGCCATTGAAGCGAAATCCTCGGAACATGCACCGCGTCTCTGTATTCGCCTCGCCGGCAGCTGTGAGCGATGCACCAGTAATGGCACACGAGATGCTTGCTGGAACATCATCGAGCGATGTAGTCAGAGTGTTCGACCCGTAGTCCGGATCCGTCAGGACCGTCGTGGTCGCATAGTCCACGAAAGTGTCTGACCCTGAAAGTGAGCCGGTTCCGGTTATTGCCCTGGACGAACCATCGAAGCCAGTGACGGTCACTGTGAGTGAGTCCGGGTACGATGTCGACCACGCCCTGGTGCGACCGATGACAGCGACACTGCGATCCAGACACGAGCTCGTGCTGATGGTAGCGCTGGCCGTTGAAACAATGCCGAAGCCGTCAGTCGTTCCCAGGACACTGAGACTCCACTCCGTGGCGCTCTGCGCGTGGAAGGTGTGAGCGTGTGCGATGTCATGAACAGCGACAGTGTTAACCTTTACCAGGCTGACAGCGAAGTCATGACGGACATCACCGGAACTGAATCCATTTGCACTCAGGATCGCGGTGTAGTCTGCTGTTCGCCTCGAACTCGCAGCTGCGGACACGCTGACACTTCCACCATTAGCCGTGATACTACATGCCGCCGTTGCACCACTCGTGGTCATCTCATACCAGCGATACGCAGTGCTGGGGGGAAACACAGTCGGTGCGACACTCGAGCTGTATGCAGTCTCAGTGACGTCCCAGAGCTTATCTGTCGACACCGATGCTGTAAATGTGCCAGCGCATGTCACGCTCACATCCTTGTATGTCGTGGCGCCTGTCTCGGTTCCTGACGCAAGGACCACGTATCCGCTGTTCGTCGATCCGTGTCCGTTGTTTACCGCTAGGTTCGCACGAAGTTCCCACGTCCATGCCGAACCAGGTGATGGTGCATTGACCGTTGAAACAATAGCAAGTGAACCAAGAAAACCTAGATGTCCGCCGAACGAAAAGTCTGTGAAGTGCGTGTCGTAGTCAGGCTCGAGAGGTTGCGTCGCGAATGGATTCCAAATGCGCTCCGTGACGTTTTGCGTGTGGCTCATCGTCAACGTAGATGTACGGGTTCCATCGATGTACGCCACTATTCGCCACCGTCATTCAGGTATAAACCCCGGTACACAGCACGTCGGAACTGTTTCACGCCAGCCTCGACCACGAACTCGATCGTCGGAATCGCGATGATGCGATAGACACCCTTGATGGTCACACCATCAGGTTGCATGATAGTCACCACGTCACGGACCCAGAGAGGACGATCCGTCGCGGACAGTACCAAGAAGTCACTCTCCCACTCAATCAGGATTCGACCTGTCATCAGTCGGTCTTTGAGTGCAAGCATGGCCTGGTACGCCACAGCACTCGATGTGATGCTCGGATCACTTAGAATGTATGGAACTGGTCGACCGCGCCAGTTGTATGGCCTTGATGCTGGAGCAGTGCCAGCAGTCTGACTCGCATCATCTGCATCGTACGAATAGATGAGGTCACCATTGCGCGGATCCTGTCCGATGACCGTGATCTGATTGCACTCTGGACTCTCATAATGACCTGTCATCTTCCGGACCACGCGCTTCTGCTGAAGTGCACCAGTGACGCCAGCCGTAGCTGCTGCCGCGACACTTTGATACAAAGTCATGACGCTGGTCGATGTCAAGTCAGCCGGATTTGACCACTGGTATTTGTAGCCACTCGATGTCGGAGACCATCCAGTGATGAAGGTCGCGGCGTAGTCGGTTTTAAGTTTTCCGATCATCGAAGCGATTGTGTCACCACGCTGAGGCACAAAGTTTGAATACCCGCGAGCGATATCTGGACTGCGAGAAATATTGATTCCGAGCGCGTCGTTATATAGCAGGTAAGTTGCCGGAGGATAGCCAGCCATGGTCATCATGTCACCGATGGCGTTTTCTGCGGTGTAGCCGTCGTATAGGATTCCGTCCTGGAAGTAATACAGCTCAAAGTCACGCGAGCGGTCCATACCTTCAAACTGAAGCGTACTAAACTTTAGACTTGTATCACCCTGCTCATACTGGATTTGCGGAGGCGCGAGCGTTCCACGAAAAATGTCCGTGTACACAGCTGGATCAGCACTGTTTGAGATGGCGACACGGATAGGACGGTCGCCTGTGATCTGCGGCTGTGCCACTCCAGCATCGAGGAGTTTCTGGCGCCTGGCGCTCATCTTCAGAGTGGTGCGCGAAGTCTCATCGACAGACAGCACCAGATTATCTATGTACTGTGTGATGTCGACTGGACCATTGTAAGTTGATGTCGCAGCTGGTGTGCTGCTCGCCATTGCTGCGGATACACCATAGGTCTGCGTGTATGGACTCGGAGTTGTGATGGTCACCTTGACTCGCAGATTCTGAATGATTCCATCTGGCGTGTACGCAGAAAAACCATCGGTTACAGCGACGGCTGTAGTGACAGTCCCTGCCGATGTTCCAACGACATCACCCCACAGCTGCGGGACGAAGGTCGCACCAACCGGAGGCGGATATCGGAGCTCGATGTTTTTGCTGTAAAAGATTCCGGTCGTCTCGTATGCCACAGGAGCGATCTGGACTGTCGGTCTACCATATGGAACCTTCCAGGCAAATGAACCAGACGGAAGGATGGTGTTTCCTTCGACGTCATTCAAGTCCTCAAACATATGGCAGAAGTTAGCACCGAAGGTCGAGGTCACCAGCACCTCACGACGCTTCAGCGGGATAATCATCAGGCTGACCTGACGCTGACCAACAGCACTCGCCGTGGTTACAGCTCGACCAGGATTCTTGTTTGTGTCAGACTGGTCGTAGACACCCTTCTGGATTCCATTTTTGTAGACGATGCATGATCCGTCGCCACGAAACACCATCTCGACTGTCGATGCGGATCCATAACCCCACTGCACTCGAAGGAATGGCAATGATGATTTATCGACCCAGTTTGGCACGTACGCGCTTATGTACCATCCTTGATTGGCGACATAACTCGCAGTCGTTTTGACATACTCTGCATTCGCAGTGCCGAGCGTCGTCGCTGTCAGGTAATAATCACCCGCCGCATTGATCTCCATCTGCTTCCAGACAGACCCCGTCACGAGCGTGTAGGCGCTTCGTGGCACTCTCGCATACAGTCCGCTGTAATTGCTGGACCATGCTTCAGTGACAGGGAGAGGCGCAGGCATGGCGGTATTTGTCACGGAGTCAAACCAGCCGGTACTGTTGGCACGGTCCCATGAAGTTCCATCCGCACCGACACACACGCGCCCTAAGCCAGGACGTGGCTCAGGACAGTCGACCTCGACCTTTATCGGCCAGTTTGTCGCCATTAGATTCGTCTCATTTCAGTGACCAAGTTCTGGCGCCCTTGCTGGATCATCATCTTACGCATGGCGCGCTCGAGGTCAGTCGAAGCAGGGATGAGTGTCTGCGGGATGATACCGACGCCACCCTGATTTGTTGCGTTGTTACCTGCATTAAGTTCGGCAGCTGTCACACCGATTGCGCCCAGGCGACCGCCGCCGAATGTCTGCTTCCTAAGATCTAGCAGATCTCGAGTCGAGCCAGTGTTCTTCGCGATCTCGAACAGGTGTCCTTCCATCGACTTCGCCATGTCCACAAATGCTGCCTGCATCCTGGCCGCATATGCCGCGATGTCGACCATGGTATTGATGAGACCTCCACCCTTGCCTTCTGTGGATTTGCCAGCCTTTGCAGCTGTGTCGGCAGCAGCACCTATACCAGACATTTGTGGCAATGGTGAAAGTGGTGCGCCCTTCGTGTTTCCACTAGCTTCTACCTGTGGAACACCTGGTGTTTTGAACATCTTGTCCATGATGGCAAATGCGCCAATCGTCAGACCAGTGGCAGCGACAATTCCGGCAATCGACGCGGCTGCTGCCGCTGGATTTGCAGCTGCCTTCGCTACAATCTCAGCTATTGTTAATGCGCGAAGTGCTGTCACTGTTGCATAGATTGCTTTGACGAACATTCCAAACTTCACAGATACATCGACAATGAATGCAGCGAGACCAATGCCGATCAACACCTTAAACATCGCATTTGCGGCTGTTCCTGCTTTGGTCATTTCTTGGATCAGTTTGGTCGTTCCTTCAAGTGCAGATGTAACAGCCGGACCGAATGCGATAAGCATCGAAGCCATGACATTACCAACTGCGACCTGTAACTGATTGTATGTGTCTGCTACGTTGTCCACAGCCGTCTGAAGACCAGCAGATGCCTTCGGCATGGCATTAAATGCATCTGCGATACGCTTTGCCGCATCTGCACCACTGATGCCCATTTTACGAATCTGCTCTGCATTCTGTGTTCCGAATGCCGCATCCATGGCTTTTCCAAACGATGGCAATGCTTCACGAAGTTGGTTCAGTTCTTCCTGATTTACTTGCGTTCCGTTTGCGAGCTGTGACATCGCCGTGATGACACGATCGACTGTGTCGGCAGATGCACCGACAGAAGCAACAGCATTCGCGACACCCATCAATGCCTTCTCTGCTGTGTTGGCGTCAAACTTTGCGGATCTCAAACGGATGAAGCCCTTGACTGTCTGCTCAAGATTGATTCCTGGAAGGAGTGCAATCTTCCGAAGTCTATCCATCTCCGCGGTAAGTTCACTTGTGGATCCAACAGTCGTTGCCAGCGCTCGCTGTAGTGAGTCGTAACTTACAGCTGCATCAAGTGCAGACTTTGCAAATCCAGCGATGGCCGCTCCTGCGAGAAGACCTTGAAACTGCTTGCCAAGTGTCTCGGTCGACTGCTTGGTTTTGTCCAGGCTGTCAGCCGCTGACTTTGCTTCGGTCTTGATGTTCTTGAGAGACTGAACAGCATCACCGGCGCCTGTAACTTTAAAAACAATATCGAAGATACCAAGCGCCATTAGAATGTCCTTTTCGCCAGCACCGACATCACGGCCTTGACGATCTCAACGATTTGATTTTCCCAGACTTCACCAGCCCATGCGACTTCGGCGAACTCATCCAGAGTCAAATCTGTCTCGCTGGGATGGCGCTTGAGATGCCTCACCGAAGTGTAGAGAATCCTCTGCGCCACCCCGCCTAGTCGTTTGGGACTTCGTCTACCGCCGCTTCGATATCAATCGGGAATGCCTTGGCAAACTCTCCGACAACATAGAGGTATATTTCGGAGCGATCACGGGCCAACTGTGCGAAACGACGTCCAGGATTGATTTCACCATCGCCAGGCTGAATCACATAACAGCGCGCCATGATCATCAGAATCTGGAGCATCTGGTCAGGAAACTCAGGGAATCCAATCTTCAACGCCTTCTGTACTTCAGGTCGAGGGAACAGGTCGGATGCCTTTGGTTCACGAAATGTGAAACTACCTGGCGCACCGATAAAGCGCTCGATGTCGACTACGTGATTCGGTCGACCTTCAGCCTTGGGAATGTTGTCGAAGATTGAACTCAAGTTATGATCCTGCCAGACCAGTGATTCCGGACACGCCAAGCTTGATGGTCGCGGTTTCGGTCTGTGTTTCTTCCGGAGTCAGGGACAGCCCTGCTTCTGTCACCATACCAAAATACTTCACGACGTTGCCAGCAACGGAAGCTGCGCCATCAAGGTCGACATCGATCTCACAACCGTATCCGACTTTTGTCGTGAAAAGAGGACCAGTGGTGTTGTCGATGTACAGCTCGAGGTTGACTGTTCCTGCCTGTGTTGTTGGTAGGGACGCCTCATAGACCGCGCATAATGCGGTGGCATTGACCATGTTCTGTGTGACGGTTGTCGAGAACGACTTCGCGAGACATTGAATCGAAGTCGCAGTCGTGCTCGGAAGTGCAGTGGTGTCGCCGGTTAGAGCAGCTGCGGTGAAAGTGATTGTAAGTGTTACATCTTTAGCGAGAAGCGGACGGGCCATAGTTATACCTCTGGTGTTATTGTGGCAACGTAAATCTGAGCGATGCCATTATCGACGCGACCATCCTGCGACACGTCGACCGATGATGATACCGATGCACGATTCAAAAAGAATACAGGCGTCGTGCTGTTTACTGTCTGTCGGTTTAGTAGTGTATCGATTCGGTTCACGATGGCCTTGATGCGCGCCATCGAGACAGCACCACTCTGTGTGTCCCAGCACCACACCTGGTGCACGGAACTGGTGAGGATTCGACCGCCACACATGGCTGTGGTGTCGTCCTGTCCATTGTCAGTGTGACGTACAACGATGTAGGGAACCTGTGGCTGTCGGAGGCTGATCGGGTCCTTCTCGGGAGCCAGATACAGGTATATGCCCTGCTGGTACGATGGCGATCTGTTATCGACCGCCAGCAGTCCCTGAAGCGTTGCATCAGCTGTGAGCGTGTCGTATATCCATTCGTCGACTACGAGTGATTCAACCATTGAAGTACTTCCTCACCACGCCTGTGAACACACTCCATGCCTTCGTGCTGGCCGGTATCGCGAACGGTCTGTTCTTCTGAAACTCCAAGATTTTGCCATAAGGCGCCGCGATGCTGATCACGTATTCGTAGTCATTGACTTTGCCGATTGTGATCGAGGTCCGCAGGAATCCTGTTCGCACAGCTGGTGCTTGTCCTGGTGCGGAGGCTTGATAGACTGTTCCGCCGACTTTGTAGCGTCGTCCTGACTTTGCGCCAGTCATGAGCGCGATCATGCCAGTGTACGAAGCGCTCACTGCGTTCTGCAAAAATACAGATAGCATGCGAAAACGTTGCTCCGCGTCATCGAAGCCGGACAGGTCGACCTTGACGGTCATGGCGCGAGGACCTCGATGAGCAGTGGACCGAAGCGTCGCACGGTAGTCGACACGGTGAAAGACAATGTCAGACGCACGACAGCTGCTGTTGGATATGCAGCGGGGTTCAGGATCGTCACAATGCCCTGTGAGGAAAGAGACTTCGTGAGCGTGGCTGTTCCTGTCACGAAACTATACGCGACGCCTGTGGCGGCATTCGTGTATGTCGCCGCGAGAGTGCCTGTCGTAATGTCAATCGGAGACCCGTTTGAATCGACCAATCTCACCACGTACGTGTGCCAGTCACCAGTCCAGGCTGCGAGCTGCACAACCTGTTCCGGGTCTTCGGTGATGTTGATGATGTTCACACTCATACTGGCCTCACATACAATCTTAGCGGTCCAAAGATCTGCGTGTCGGTCGCGCCTGTTGTCCTGGTCACAGTCACAGTGTACGTGCCAGAAGTGTTCGTCACCGTAGTCGTGAGACCGAATGTCAGGCGTCCATTGTCGGCATACGTGGCGGTTCCGGCATACGACGCCACGAGTGTCCCCGCCGAGCTGTAGACCTTCGCCGTGACCGTCGCGCCAGTGATGTCGATGCCTGTCCCATTCGCGTCAGTGACTTGGACATCGATGCTCGTAGCGGTTCCCACATTTACATCAAGCGGCTGATCTGCTCCGAGGCCATCAGCTAGGAGTTGATACGGTCCGATGTGAACGCTGGTCGCAGCTGCTACTGGGGTCACCAGTTCAGCGGAAATGTAGTCTGTTCCGTTGTGAAGGAGAGCGCCTTCGAGCTCATCTGCTGCCGCCGTGCTACCGCTGATGCTTGCCACGTTGTTGTTCTGAATCGCGTATCCAATCGATCCAGCGGTGACATAAGAGGAACCAACAGCGTCAAGGACAGCTGCGGCTGTCTGCGCTGATGTCAAGCCACCACTGCTCAGCGTGACCGTCAGCACCGCGCCGTTCGTACCGCTTGCACCACGCACCACGATAGTGACATCATCAGCACCAGCAGCCAATGCCGCATCAGGAAGGTCGAGTCTGTACACGCCCGGCATATTGGTTGCGTCTACCTCCGCAAAGCCACCAGCAGTCCACGCCTGAGCGATGGTACGGGCTACCAGCGGGATAGATACACTGGCTGTGCGTGTCCGGTTGTAGCGGGCTGAGAGACCAGCGGTAGAGGCTGTCAAGCCTGTAGTACCTAGGTAGAGTTCGATGCTTTGTGAAGTGGAGCCGGGAGCGATTGTAATGGCGGAGGCGTTCCGCTCTGTTGGAGCGTAATAGCCAACTCCACCAACTTGTCTATATGTACCAGACCCTGCATCCGGGCTAAGACCTGTCCACGTTACACCATACAAGTCCGTAGCAGGTGCGTTTGTTACTGTGCCATATGAAGTGTTAGGACTACCCAAATAACTTGTTGCATACTGTAGGTTGTTCAATCCAAAAAGTAAAGACTGCCCGATATCAAGCCCCGTAGCACCGTTATTCGTAGTATTTGCACCAACAGCCATAGTTCCCTGCCGACCACTTACAAAACGGTTGAAGTCTTCAACCATAATATTTGACGCACCAACGAAAAGTGTGCCGGGAATAATGCAATTGTAGACAGTTGTCGGAAAACTAGCACTACCAGCGTATACAACAACAGAATACATACCTCTTGAAAAAGTAGTACAGTTATAGATTTTAGTTTGTACAGTGGTGATACTTATCGGCTGGTCAGATGACCAAAGCAATAGAGAAGAACTGATACTACTGGTATCTGCGACATTAGTATTTCCAGTAAAGAGTATGTGGGACTGACCTCTGTAAAATATACACTTGCTTACAACTGCGTCTAATGTCTGTCCGGATAGTGCTGTTAAACTAAGTAACCCACCATTGGTACTCATTGCTTCGAAAACACAATTTACAAATTCGTTATATCGACCAGTAATGGTAACTATTCCACCACTGGATGTACTCCAAAAGATGTTAGAAAACTTCAAATAAGACTTTGAAGTCCCGCTAAGTATAGGGCCTGTTATTATTGAAGTAGTACCTGCTGAGTTTATACCGGAGTGGTTGACTGAACCGGCGGACACACCGGCAAATAAAGACGCAGTAGGATTGCCTATAACGTATGTTGGTGCTGAATATGTTCCGCCGATTGTTACCGCTTCGGTGTATACGCCGGGAGCGATATAGACTGTGTCACCAGATGCAATGCCGGTCGCTCCGAGTGCCTTTTGTATAGTCCGCCAAGCAGTCCCAGTAGTCGTTCCAAGACCGGTATTACCGTCATTGCCATCAGTCCTAACATAGTATGTAGCCATTACTCTGATGTACCATCCACAATTTCTTGCGCCATAATCTGCGAAAACAACGACACATATTTAAGTTGAAAGTCAGAATCTTGTGCAGCCCACCAAGTGAAAACACTTGTCCCGTCTGGCCCATAAGTTCCGAGCAGGTTGCCAGCATCATCATAGAAATGACCAGTGACGATGTAGTCACCGACCACGTTAGGGTTTGGTGTAATAGCCAAGTCTGGAAAGTTCATTTGCCCACCTTCAAAGCGTTCATGTCTGTCCCCTTGAACGGCATCGTCAAGAAAGCCAGCACACTAGACACCGCAGCGGAGACTCCAGCCGCTACCGCCTTCGAGCCGTAGAGTGCAAGCACTGCGCCGAGCTCGCTGAGGTCGTGCGCTTCGCTTGTGCGGATGCCATCGCCAAAGACCGAGGTGAATGCAGCTACGAAAGCCACGATCACAACGACCACGAGTCTTTTGATTGAAATGCTGTTCATCTTTGTATGATCGCCTCCAAAGCGCTGACCTTGTTCTCAAGTTTACCGAGCCGTTGCTCAATGCGGCGCACTTCTTGCTGTTGTCCATCGAGCGTCGAGATGATGTGTGCCACCTGAGTCTCCAGGCGCGTCAGCCTGACCTGCAATGCCACCCAAGCGGCACCGATTGACATCGTCGTGATAAACGCCTGTATACCGATTTGGACCCACATCTCAGGACTCATACATACACCCCATCAATAACTTCACTCATATCATGGTGCGATGGAGTCCAAGCTTGCACCACGCATTGGATACAGTTAGCCGTTTGTCCTGGCGCGAAGTCCGATGGTTTGACTGACTGCATTCGTGTGACCATAGTCACTGCCGATGCACTCGTAATATGGCGCGAGGTTCTGAGGATTGCCGGATGTGTATATCCTGTCATCGGCCTTGACCTCGACGTCTGGTGAGCACGTGAGCGTCCATGTGCCAGACTGCTCGATCATGCCACCGACAACACCTTCGGTATCGCCAGTGTTACTGATGGTGCCACGGATCTCAGCAACCTGTATCCAGTGCTGACTGACGCCACCGATGCCATCCGCCTGATTGACGGTCCGCCAGATCGCGACACGGTCAGCGTACGAATACGCTTGGATCGCGTTCTTGAGCGCTGTGCTGTAAGCTGCTGGGATCATACGAACACCATCGGTGAGAAGCGCTTCGCCTGGTCGAGACAGTGCTCACGGAGGATAGCCATCTTCGCGTCGACTTGACCATCCTTGACATCGATCAAGTGTGTGATGCTGGATGCTTTGCGAATCCATCCCTGTCGCGCAGCTGCGCGGATGTCATAGCGTTCAGTGTTGGCTGGACCGATATCTTCCCAGAGAAGGTCTCCGGCGCCATCGTTCAGCGTGTAGCCGGTTGTCCTGGTCCACTGCGGGAACTGAGGTTCAGTGGCGCTCGATGTCCCTGCGATGACGCACTGGTAGAGTCGACCATTCGCGACCGTCGGGATGATGATGTCGCCAACGACGAAGGCTGTGGATGCTGTCCACGTAGTCCATCGTGCGTGGTCGTCGACGAGCTGCTGGAGCGCGGTGCTGTCAAGAAAAGGATACTGATCGGATGCGACCATCCACGCGAGACGGTCCAGTGCTTGAGTTCGAGTGAGTGGCATGGTTTACATCCTAAAAAGAAAAAGAGGAACGGGTATGCATCCCCGCTCCCCTTGACTACGAAGGTGCTACAGACTAAGCAGCAGCAGCACACTGCAACACGATGAGTGAGCCAGGAACTTGGCTGGCGACTGTCGCATTGACGTTTCCAACGTCGAACGCATTGAAGGCGTACCGCTCCGTTGCCTTGAACGTGAGCGCGTCCTCAATGAATTTGACCTGGTCAGAAACTTCGACCGTGACTCCACGACGATCGCCGAAGGCGACACCCTTGGAAAGGTCTCCGAGAACGACCATGTCTTTTTCTGCAGCCACTGTCGCCGGCATGTTCTGGACGAACGAGATCGGGATACCGAACAGTGTTGGCTGAGGGCCATATGCGTTCTGGATGTCCATGATCGAGTTACCAGACAGAGCGATCAGCTTGTCTGCGACGCCACTGTAGAACACGCTTTTGTGCATGTACCATCTCGGGTTGGTCGCGTATGGCTGCAGCTTGCCAACCATCGACTGGAAGTTCGCGAGCGTGAAGCTCGAGAGTGCAGTGTTGCTACCAGCAGCACCAACGACCATCGACGCGATGTTAGCGTAGGTTGCAGAGAGCGCCTTGATTTTTGGCATGATTCCGGTGATGGAACCATAGGTCGAAGTACCATCGCCCTGGAATGCAGCTGCATCCTCAGCGAGTGCGAGACCGTATGCGAAGTCCTGCGCCAGTGTCGCGCCGAAGTCGATGACGGTGTCCTCGTTGAGTTCCTTGCTCACGATGGTCAGGATGGCGAGCTTCTTGGCTGTGAGCGCAACCTGGCTGAACGTGATGTCGGATGCCGTGATTGCAGTCGCTTCACCAGGATAATAAGTCGTGGTGGAGGTCGACGCATTCGGGACATTCAAAACGTCCGAAGTCATCGGATAGATGCGGCTGTAGCGACGCGCTACACCGTACTCGTTGCGAAGCCAGATCAAGGAGCTCGAAACGATTTCAGGGACGGTGAATCCACCCTCGGAGTTCGTTCCTTCGGTCTGCGACTTGACGCCGTTTTCAGCACACCACTTAGCTGCTTTGGCATTTCCTAGGACATTGCCACGGACCCACTGGCCGAAGGCATATGCCTTGAAGTTTGCTTCGTCGCGTGTGCCTGGGAACGGGTTGCGGACTACTCCGCCGCTCTTCCATGGCTCAGACTTTGGCGCTTCGGATGCGACAGGATCAGGGACATTCCCGAACTCCTTGAGCATTTCGATGCGCTCAGAGAGAGACTTTGCAGATGCATGAAGGCGATTGGCTTCGCTCATATCGCCGCCGTTGATGAGGACTTCTTTAGCGGCAGCGATTGTAGACTGACGCTGTCCCTCGAGTTGTTCGATTGTCATTTGGATAACTCCATTATCATGAGCTCACGGAGGAGTGCAGACTTTGCATCTTCCACTTCGCTCGGTTGTTCGACGATGGCATCTTCCGCCGGCGCTTCTTCCCGAAGCTCGGACCAGATGGTTTTGGCGAACCTTGTCGATTCAGCCCTGGAGAGACGAACTGCATCCCGCAGCCGTCGCTCCACTTCCCGGATGGATTTCGGACGCTCGAGCATAGCCTTAAGGCTTTGTGCTTCCGCTGCCGGATCCTTTACTTTGCTATTCAGTTCCTTCGCACGAACTGCGAATGCATCGATGATGGCATCCACATGTCCGCTGCCGAGTCCACTGTCATATGCAGCTGTAACACCTGCACAGAGACGCTCGTAGAGCGCCTCGAGTCCTTCATGGACCATTTCCTTGTCAAGGTCACCGTAGACGTTCTCGACGAACGTCACCACGTCTTCGCCAGGAGCGACAGGGATTATCATCTCTTCTTCTTCCATCTCACCCTCCATGTCGCCATACATGTCCTTCAAGGACTTGACCATGTTCATTGGTTCCGCTGGTGTCGGTGTCAGCGATGCCTCACCGATCGGCCAGCGTGTGATTTCGTAGCGGCCATCAGCCATCTTCTTGCGCTCGACCATGTGACCCGTGGCGCCGGACGAATATCCAAGCTTGCCAGACTTCGCGAGTTCCTGGATCATCTTCTGATACTGGTCAGCCATCTCGACCTGGCTTTCATACCAGAGACCCTTGTCGTCCATGGTGATGTAGCCGGTTCCGATGCGTGACTTTCCTACAGTCTTATCCTGGCCGTGATGGTAGTACAGGTTCATCGCCACACGCTCGCCAGACTTCATCGGTCGTCCGAAGTCAGTGCTCGCAGTGAAGTAGTCGCCCTCGAGGTCCGCGCCACCGAAGCGCACCAGGTAACCACGCACACGACCATTGTCATCTGCCTTGATTGCATCGCCAAAGGACACCAGAGTCTGCATCATAAATCCTTCACTGGTACGACCACAGCCTGTGGTCCCCACTCCGAGTTCGATACTACTTTACCGAATGCGGAGAGAGGTGTACCTGTCTCATACAAACGATACCGCGAAGGTCCAAGGACCTGCCGACGCTCCGCTTCACTCAACATGCGGAACTGTTCCTCTTTGGTCGGAAGTTCTTCCGGTTCATCAAAACTGCCTGGCGGCAGTCCTGCAAGTTCACTGTATGTCGGGCAGATTGGAATCACCGTACATCTACAGTTTGGATGCGAAGGTACAACATCTGCAACTGGATTCGGATCTCCATGAAGCGACCAGCACACAGGGCACACGTTAACGTCCCCCGCTGAAATGCGGCGCCAGCCACGCACGATGCTCAGGTTCGCTTCAAAGGTCTGTCGCTGTGCTTCTCTGTTGGCACGAATCATCTCTGTCCGTGCGATGGTAGCAGCTCGTGAAGGAGCGAGAGTTTCGTACGTCCTAGACATCCTTCGTGCGACCTGAAGCGGATTGAGACCTTGCGCGATGCCGATCGTGACATGGTCCAAAGCAAATGGACCGATGGCCTCAAACAGCAGACCGAGCGGTGAGCCGTCAGCAGCGAAGCCGACCACGTTCGTGATTGCTTCGACAGGGAGCCGGTTCCACATTAGATCAGCCGTGAGACTCACGCTTTGAGGAACACCCGCGACTGCTCGCACCAGGTCCTCCTGTATATCCAGCGATAACTGTATGGCGCGTCGTTGTCCGTTCGTTGCGATGTCGGTCGCCTGTGGCGCCCATCGTGCGACTTCATCGGCCATCTGCACATTGAGCGCCTCGAGGCGGAGCATGTACTCGGAGAGGCCAGTGATGTCCTCGCCTGCTGCCTGTGCTTGCTCGATGGCGGCTGTCACCGCTTCGAGGCGCTGGAGGTTGTCAGCCTGGAGAACACCGTATGTCCTGCTCATCTCAGCGAGAGCAGCGTTCTCACGGTATCGAAGTTTATTCCGATACGACTCGTTGACTTGATAGATGTCAGGCATCGGTGTCAGTCAACTCGTATCCGTAGTATGGATGGTACGACTTCCCGTTTTCCTTCGGTGCCATCTTCTTGAGAATCTCTTTGCGCGCAGCTGTGGACCATCTGTAGCCAGCATCGCCACCCCATGCGGCCCATGCCACACGACCGGCGGATGGATAACCATCCTCACCTGGTCGGAATCCTTCAGCCTGCTTGTCTACTTCGTGACGTCGAAAGAACGAGTACATACGAAGGACAGTCGACTCGGACAACTTCTCACCACTGATGATCTGGTTTGCTCTGGCCCATGCCACGGCTGTCCCGCCATCACGACCAGCATCACGCCACTCGATGGCGCGCTGTGCTTCCTCCTTCATTTCTTTGGATGGAAAGAACTTCAGTCCTGGCTCAGATGCATCGTCGAATGCTTTGGTCTCTTCCTGGCGCACTGTGACAGGTAACAGGCCGAGGTGCTGGATAGAGTTCAGACCGACAGCCTGGAGTGCAGCCTCTGGCTCGAAGCCAGCACGGATCAAAGCACCGGCAGCGCCTACCAGCTTCGCCGTTTCGTCGGCAGTTCGAGCTGTCGAGACAGGCGCAGCATCAGGGACCAGAAGTTCCTGCGCGCCGATCTGAACAGGTACAGCAGTCGGGTGATAATAGCCGAGGTCATCATCCGATGGCGTCACACCAGCGACACGCTTGGCTGTTGCGAGATCCACGATGCCACTCTTGTATAGTCGCTCCGCTCTCTCTGCGTCCTCATTGAGGTCAGCTTGAAGCGCCGGAACGTTACTCACGTCGAACTCGAGGTAGTCGCCAGGCTGCGTCTCTTCGTAGTCTGGGAGCAGTGCGATGGTGAGCGCTTCGGACATCTGGCGCATCAGCGGGATCATGCCATCAGTCCAAGCAGATCGCGTTGCTTGCTCGAGGTTCGAGTATGTTGCGCGCTCGAGGCCGCTGCCGAGTTGAAGGACCAGCGGATTGAGTCCAAGAGCTGCACACACGCGCTCTTCCGGTTTGCGCCTAATCTCGTCGAACGCCATCTCGGATGGTTTGTGTGATACCTGCTCGACCTTGAATGGTCCAGTCATTACCAGGACACTTCCGGCGTTATCGCCAGTGAAGTCCTGCTGTAGTTTCCGCTTCGTCTGACGTGCATCGTCTTCGGACAAATCCTCGACTCCGCCCTTGTAGTCTGGTCCGACCATGATCGATGGCATGCCACCGTTTCGCACCATGCCGAATGCAGCTGATGCGGCGACGTTATCGGTGGCGATCTCACGAAGAACAGATGTGACAGGAGAGCGCCCGAAGCGACTGTCCTGCGGATCTCGACCATACCGGATGTGAATGAGGTCCTCGAGTGCGATGTCGTACGACGTGCCATCGACCGTGTACTGGTATTTCACCAGCGGATTGACCTTGTTACCGACTGGACGCATCATGTCAGCCGCCAGGTATTGAAGACCAACGACACGACCAGAGACGCGAACCTTCCTAAAGTATGCGTTTCCGAGCAGCTGGTAGTCAGGGAGAATCCACGACCACACCAATGATGGCGGAACGTTCGGTGTTGGCTGCGCGAGCAGCTGCAGAATCGGGTGATCTGCGACTGTCTCGACCTGTCCATCTGGCATCGGTCGACGGACAACAGGAACACCCTGGCTCCAGTTTCGAATGTACCAGTCCATGCCGATCGCGACGATGCTGTTCAGCATTAGGTCGCCAGCCTGGTTCCTCCAGTTGAAACTCGAGCCTGGAAGGTTACGTGTCAGCAGGGACCAAAAGTCGCCGTTACCTGTGCCAGTGAAATAGGACGTTTGGCGCTGGATCAGCGGAGGCGGAAGCAGCGCGGACGGTGATGCGGTTGCTTTTCCGAGAAGTTTGTCAAAGAGTCCCATATGACTATTGTGTCCTTATCATGTCTTATACTGCACCCCACCCACCGCCACGACCGACGAGCTCGTCGTACGCGTCCGTGAGAGCGTCGACGATGTCATCGTTCTTCCCCAGGGGAAATGTTCGCATCTCATCAAGTAGTGTACGGTTCCAGTCAGCCGCGACCATGTACACGTTGCCACCAGCGACCTGCGACGCGAACGGTTCAGCGCGCACATCCTTTGCACCGGTCACCGGCAGGACTGTCACAGCACTACCATGAAGCAACCGAAGCATGTGCATGGCTTGACTCTTGCCAGCCTGACCAGGATCCTGCGGTAGTCGGATCCTGATGCCACGGCCATCTAGAGCAGCTGTCTGCTTTATAACTTTATCGCGCTGGTCGGTGTCATACTGGCCACGCACGACATCGAGAATCCAGATGCGGCCATCCGTGTCGCGTCCCATTTTGACACCGACCGTGAAGTCACCACTTCCAGCTGTCGCTGCAAGGTCCCAGGCGCGGGACATCTTCGCGCAGTTTGGCATGGCGCTCTCGATGGTGATCCGGTCCGACTTGAAGAAACTTCCCTCGCGTGGTGTTGGATGTTGCTGGTACAAAGCGCTCCAGCCATAGTCTCCGCTGTTGGCGACCATGACCTCCTTGATGCGTCCAAGTTCCTTTACGTCATAGCGTTCTGGCCACAAAGCTTCGCCAGGCATTCGACCGATCTGACACTTCTCCTCCGCTATCGCCGGAAGGTTCAGCACGGTCCATCGATGAGGCTCCGAACTGATTGCGCGAGCGGTGATGTCGTCGTGATGCCACCTGGTCGAGACGATGATGAGAGCGCCCTTCGGCTCGAGCCTGGTGTACAGGTCGTCCGTGTACCAGTCCCAGGCCTTGTCGCGGTATAGAGAGGACTCGGCATCCTCGCGACTCCTGATCGGGTCATCGATGATGATGCGCTTGAAGCCGACACCAGTTGGAGGACTGCCTACGCCTCTCGCCATGAAGGTTCCGCCCTCCGGCAGTGACCACTCATCCTGTGCGGCGTTGTCCTTCGCGAGCTTTGTCCTGGACGAAACGATCTGCCTGGACTTACGGCTGAAGCGCCTCGCGATGCGCTCATTGTAGCCAGTGACCAGCACGTTCGCTGACGGGTCCCGCTCGATGCAATAGGCGCCGTAGCGGACGGTCACTGTCTCAGTCTTACCGTGGCGCGGTGGCATGTGGATCGCGAGTCGGTCTATCTCACCACGCTCGACTGCGTCAAGGTGCGAAGCGATGGCGATGAGATGTCGAGCTGTAAAGGACCAGCCATTCGGGAGCGTCTCTCGAAGATAGTCGAGATAACAGACAGCCGTCTGTGCGCTAGTTGTTGTCCTGGCTTGGTTCGGCTGCGGCGGAGAGAAGTTGTATCGAGAAGTTCGCAATGCGCTCATGGAGAGCTGCAATTTGGGCAGCTGATTGGCCATTGATGTAACGCTCACTCTGCGCTGTACGTGCTATCGCCTGTAGCGCCTTCAGGCTGTCCTCGAGCACTGATGTCAGAAGATCATCGAGAGACTTTGTCGGAAGAATCGTCGTGGTGATGTCATGTCGACTCTGTTCGACAGGAGTCGTCATTCTGTCCCTGATCGAGATGATGGTCGTGCGTGGTAATCCACACGACCGTGCAATGACCGAAGGACTTTGACCAGCGATCAAAGCCGATTCGACCTGTGCGAGAATCTCAGGTTCTGTTGTATTACCTCTTGCCATGATCCTATTCTGTCTCATCCTGGCGCACTCTGCGCCGGTAGTGCAGCTGTCCGTGGCATAAGTAGCACAACACCTGGACATCTTCCATTAGCTCACCACCGAGTCTGATGTACGTGATGTGATGGACATCGAGCTTGTACCCGTCATCCTGTCGACGGCCACACTGCTCGCATGTTCTACCGGATCGTTCAAGCGCCTTCGTCCGAATGTCCTGCCAGCGCTGACTCCGCATGTACTTGCGACGATAGTCGCGCCATGCCTCATCGACCTGGTCACTGGACGCTCCGATGGCCTTGAGCAGCTCGTAGGTGTTGGACCATGGTTTCGCCATGATGGTCTTTATGATGTTGTCCGTGTCCATGTGATCTCATCCTTTACAGGGTGATCCTCACCCCACATCCAGTCAGTCGCGAACAGCGACTCAGGATCGAGTGTGAGACCTTGCAGAGTCTTCGACTCATCACCTGTATGCATCATGAATGCCTCGAAAAGGTCGGAGTATCGGATGTAGACATCGTGATCAAAGCATACGCGTGTGATCGGTTTGCCATGCATCAAGTGTTGAATAACTTCAGAGAACTTCATTCGATCACCGTCCAATCTCTCGCCAGGACATCATTGCCTGATAAAGTTGCGAAGCCCTTGCATCGCCAAACATTCGCGCCATCAAGCTCGTAGCGCATGAGTGCAGATTCCACCAGCTGTATCTTAAATCGAGCGCCATCACGCCACACAGGACGTCCTGCGCGTACATCTGTCATGATTGACTCGAAGCTCTTACGGCCACCATGATTGTTTTGTTTCTTACCGATACATTCTTGGAACTCCACACGCAGTGAAGGTTCGCTCATCATCCATCGATTTATCATCATTATTGGATAACCGACGACTTCGGCTGCTTTGCTTCGGGTCTCACCGCTTGCAATCAGTTCCGCCCACTTGATTACGGTCGCTGTCTTTTCATCGAGCGAAATGTATGGGTCCATTTTCTTGACTACCCTGTCTGGCTTTTCTTCATTGATCCATCGCTGGACTGTCCCGCGTGTCATCTTCATGATCTGCGCGGTGCGGCTGATGCTGTTACCTGCAGCTCTGAGTTCCTTGATTTGCACCAGGAGTTGTGTTCGCTCCTCGAGCTTTGTGTTCTTCGACATTGATTCTCCCCTTCAAAGTAAAAGACCAGGCACACCGTTCGGATGATGTGCCTGGTTCGTCAGCGAGTCGTTGGCAACCGGAGAGGTTACTCGCTGGCGTCTTCACCGAATGGATCTTCGATGTCATCGGTCTTGATCGCTGGCTGTGCGATCTTGGTCAGTTTCTTCTTGGCACTGACTGGAGAAACGGACACGATAGCGTTCGTTTGATAACCACGCGTGTTGAGCTTCGAGTCGACAGTGACCATCCACTCCTTAGCCAGGAGCGAGTCGATGTCAAGGTTATGAAACTCTGCTTGTGTCAAGCGGCGTCCAAGCATGCCATCGAGCAGGATGGTGAGTGCTGCCTTGTCGGAACCATAGCCCTGGCGCGTAAACTTTACGAAGCGAAACGCGTTGCTGTTGCTATCGCCATACTCAGTGGTTTCGAAGGTGAAGCGGAAGTTTGGAAGCAAAACATTCGGATCATCGTATGATGGTCGATCGATGCTCTCGACGTTTGCGAGACGGCAGACATAAGAGCCTGCGACAGCTGCTTCGAACTGTGATGCGCCATCGTTGAACGTGGCATTTGAAAAGAAACCCATAACTCATTACTCCTTTGGTCATACGACCACTCTGTGACAGTGCTGGCTCAGTTACCAATCCAAAGGTGTTTCCACCAGCACCATCT